CCAGCTCGACCATCTTGCGATAGTGTTCCGAAGCCGCCGCAAGATCGTCTTTCGACTTGGCCAAATCACGATTAACATCTTCCAGCCGTCGCGATGTTGCACTGGCATCTTCGATCTTGGATTTCAGATCATTCAGGGCGACGGTAGAGTCCCGCGCGCCCTTCCTGAACTCAAGGAAAGTCACACCCGCAATTGCAGCGACGGCCAAGAGAGGCCCGCCACTCAAGATGCTTAGAGCGGCCCCAAACGTCTTCGCGCCCGTTCCGGCCTTTCTCATCGTCTCCGCAAAGGATTTGATGGCAAGGCCGGTACCGACAACACTGGCCCTCGTATAATCCAGCCCCTTCGCAATCAAGACGCCAGTCAAAGCCTCGGCCACTCGGGATATCCAAGGAAGGACTTCCTCGAAGTTCTCCGACAGATACCGAACCGCATCCGTCAACCGCTCAACCGCCTTTGTGGTGGCATCCACTGCGCCGCTATTGGCCGCCGTCAACAACAGGTCTTCCCAGGCGGAATTCAGCTCCTTCAGCGCACCGTTGAGGCCTCGCATTCGTGCAGCGGCCTGATCCTGTGCAGAGACTTCACTGATTGAAGACGCCAGATCGCGATACGCATCGGCCCCGGTGTTGATTAGGGCGATTGCCGCTTGGCCGCCTTCGACATTAAACAGGTTTTCAAGTCGCGTGGCCCGCGCTTCATCGGACAGACCAGCAAAAGCACGCTCCAACTGCCCCGCTATTTCGGCAAAGGATTTTGCATTGCCTTGAGAATCGTAGAATTCCAAACCCAGCTTTGCCATCTCGTCACGGGCGGCCTTGGTATCGGGTGTCAGCCCCTGCAAGAAGGCTCGAAGCGCGGTTCCTGCCTCCGCACCGCTCTTGAAGTTTGGGGAAATTGCCGCGAGGGCCGAGATAAAATCCTCGATCTCCACCCCGGCACCCGCCGCAGCGCCGCCAGCTTGTCCCACGGCAAGCCTGAAATCATCGAATCCGAATTTCGAGTTTACCGCCGCGCCAGTCACAAGATCGACAATGCGGGGCAATTCCTGCGCCTGAAGTCGGAATTGAGACATAATGTCAGTCGCCAGATTGGCAGAGGATGCCAGATCGCTGCCAAGCGCCCCGGCCAGCACCAGCGATGCATCCACGGCACCGCCGAGGATTTGCTCGGCATTGAGGCCGTTTTTCGCCAGCACCTCGATCGCATCCGCCGCCTCGCTGGCGGCGAATGCGGTCGTCTTGCCCAACTCGCGGGCCTTGGCGTTCAGGCTGGACATTTCCTTATCGGTCGCGCCGAGTGCCGCCTGCACCCGGTTCATGGCCCCCTCGAAATCCCCGGCCAACTTCAGCACGCCGGTTCCGAACCGGGCGAACAACGCGGTCGTGAAGGTGCCCGCCATCAGGGCTTGCACCCGGCGCTGCATCTTTTGCGTCCGTTGCTCGATGGCGCGGAATTGTTTGGTGCTTTCGCCGCGCGCCCGTCTGATATTGTTCTCGAATTGGCGGACATTCGCCTCCAGCCGGAGGGTCAACCGTTCGATTTCTTCAGCCATCGATCATATCCACCATTGAAAGAAAATCATCGTCGGAGGGGGGCGGGGGCAGGGCGTCGGGGGTCGCGTGCATGTCGTTCCATTGCGAAACCAACACGCGGATTTCCGCCAGTGACAGGGCATCGACCCGGCGGGGGTCGAGGCCCATCACAAGCCCGTTGCGATAGAGCGCCGCGAAGTCGATCAGTCCGGCAGGATCGTCATCGGGCTTTTTTTTTGATCGTCGCCTTCCGCGTTTTCATCCGGGGCGGGCAACAGCGCCCGCTCCAGAATGCGCAGGGCCGGGTCCACGCTTTCGGTCAGCGGGCGCGGTTCGACATAGGCGCGCACCTTGCCCATGGCATCGACCGGCTTCATGCCGCCGCCGATCAGGCCGAGGCGGATGACCTCGGCCATATCGTCCGTGCGCCATTCGCCGGACAGCAGGCGGTTGTAGAGCGCCAGCGGCCCCACCCCCGTCCTTTCCTGCAATTCGCGGAGCTGCCCGACGGGAAGGGCGAAACGGTATGACCCGTCCGCCCAATCCTGTTCAATATGCGGGGATTGCATTACGCGGTACTCGTCCACGTAATTTCACCGCTGGAGGCGATGGCGACCGACACCTCCACCAGCGCCTTTTCGTTTTCCTGATTCAACTCGAAGCCAGTCAGGACCGACGCCATGCCGAAATAGCCCTTGAGCGTGGTGCCGTCGCGCGAGCGCAGATAGGCCCGAACGTTCTTCACTGCGCCGGAACTCATCCAGTTCCACCACGTATCGAAGTCTTCCGTGGCCAGCTTGCCCGAACCGGACAGGGTGCCCGCAAGGGCGGTGATCGCGCGGTCGGTCCACGCCACGCCCGGCTCGTAGGCATCCGGGTCATTGCCGGGGCAGTCGAACAGATCATCCTCCTGCGTCTGGCCGTTGATGGCGATGCCTTTCGTCATGATCGCGCAAGGCGAGCTGAAGGCCTCCGTAGCGGCACCGTCGCCGAGCTGGAGGAGCATCACGCTGGATACTTTGGGTTTGGACATAAGGTCAGGTCTCCATGGTTTCGACACTGGCCTCGAAAGAGACGACGCCGTGCCAAGTGTGGTTGTCGGGATCGCGCATTGTCCGGCGGGACCGGCGCACGATCCGCGACAGGGCGAAGGGTTCGGAAAGGGTCAGATCGGCATCATCCAGCGCCGCCACCACCGCCGCGCCGAGCAGGCGGCATTCGGTGGAGGTGCGGTTTCGGTGGCGGCTCCACACATGCACATCCACGCCGATGTCATCGGCGGTGTAGCACTGGCCGTCATCGGGTGAATTGCCGGACTCGCGGATCGTCAGATAGGGGAAGACAGGCTTGCGTGGCACGTCCTCATAGACGCGGGGGCCGATGTGTTCCATCACCCCCGCATTCGTCAGCAGCGCCGCGCGCACAGCCCCCAGCAGGGCGAGAGACGGGTCACCGGCCATTTGCGATATCCTTTGCAACCTTGCGCGTCGCCCGCGACAGGCGGGCACGGACGCGGCGGCGATAGATGCGATAAACGGGGTAGAAGAACGGTTGCGGGTCGGTGCCCGGATGCTGCACCCGCCGCCCGAATTGACCGCGCCGCCCCATGGGCTTGTCGGATTCGATGACATGCGGGGCGGTGCCGAATTCCACCAGATGCGCGTAAGGCGCTTTCGGCCCCGCATTCGTGTAGTTGACGAAGATCGCGACCGCCGCCGTCTCGCCCGGCGACACCTCGAACATGATGGCATCGCGCAGGGCACCCGTGCGCTCCGGTACGAGACGCTTTTGCGCCCGCGTGATTTCCCCGGCGCTCGCCTCCAGCGACTCCCGCGCCGCCGCGATCATGGCGCGCGGCATCCGCTCGAATTTCCGATCCAGCCGGGCGAGCGCCTTTTTACCGAACCCGCTTCCGAAACCGGATGTCATGGGCACTCCATCAAATCAGGGATTGTTGCTCCGGCGCAGGAGCCGCCGGGATGACGAGGCGAGGTTCGCGGGAAGCGTTCTCGATCCGGCGACAGGCCGTCGCGAAGTGATCGGGATCGAGTTCGATGCCAATGAAACGGCGACCTTCGCGCAGTGCGGCAACGCCGGTCGCCCCCGATCCCATGAAGGGATCGAGGACCACGTCACCGGGGAGGCTATGCGCCTCCACGATCCGCTGGAGCAGCCCCTCGGGTTTCTGGTTAGGGTGGACCCGGTTCGCTGGAGCGGATGCTTGAAGGATATTCGCCATGGGCTTGACCGCCGGGTTCCAGCGGATGCGCGATCCCTTGCGCATTCCCACCATCATCATCTCGTGACGGCGGCGATAGCGCAGGCCAAGGCCGGGGTTGAGCTTGTCCCAGATCACAGAATGAAAAAACGCCATACCATCCGAGTCCATCCGGTTTGCGAGCCAAGCAAACATCGGCGCGCCGCTGCCACCCCCGCCGCTACAGAAATAGCAGCAAGCGGACGCTTCGCGGTCGAGTAGGCGGGCGGCTTCAGTGAGGGTTGCATCCACGACCCGACGCATCCCGTCCGCGTCGTCATTGGCGATCGGCTTGCTTTCGATTCCGCGATGCGCGTTCAGCTTGGCATTGTAGTCGCCATCATGGTTCGAGTTGCCGTAGGGCGGGTCACTCACGATCACCGGCACCGGGTCAAGCATAGGCATGATGTCCAGCGCATCGCCTAGATAAAGAACGGCGTCGCCGATCACTCGGCGTTCCTGCCATGGGGTTGTATTGGTCATGTCGCCCCCTGTTTCTCCAGTCGCATCGCGATTATGCGGCGGGTGCCATCCGGGTCTTCAGCGGATCGGATGTCATACAGATCAGTGCCGAGGCGGACCCGCCATGTTTCGGGCACAACGCTGGCGGTTTCAGGATCATACAGCGCGACCAGATCGAACCGCCCGCCCGCGACGGTCGCGTGCGCCTGTTCGTCTTCGTCCAGCGATTTCGAGGGGGTCAGTGACACCCACCGATCAAACCGCGCCGCCCATTCGTAGGATGCCCCCAGCGTATCCCCGCCGGGGGTCGCGAGG